TTTTAGAGAAATACTTTTGTATTTCCCCAACCCTCGCTCTTAGCGCGAACGTTTTGTTAACAGATACTTATACGTTTCGTATGACATGATACCTCTCTCGGAAGAGGATCTTGTGTATGTGGGAACAAAATCTTTAAGGGTTTTAGCTGTCTGGAAGGACTGAGAAATCCCTCGTTTCAGAAAGCCTGGGACAACAAGTCCTAATTTGAACTTATCTCCCTTAATAAAGTAGTCAATTAGATTATGAAAAACAGGTGACTGATTTACATTTTCTAAAATCATTATCCATCGGAGTGACTCCATACTACTACTCCATTTAACAGGGTCGTGAAACCGCTCGGGGTTCATCGCGGAATTTAGCGCTAATACACCGGGATAACTACCTGCCACGACAGTTGTTCCGCTTATCTCAGCCATGATTCTAACATCGAAAAAGCGTTGCAGGTAGGTAAACGTTTTCTCATCTACTCTCTGTTTATCGGGAGAACTAACCAATCCGAATCTTTGAGAATATTCTGAGAATACATCAGGAAAATCATGTATCTGGGAATTCCATAACATCACACCATCGTCACCGAGTACTTGCTTAATAGCAGTCTCGCCATAATGATCTTCTACAGTCATCATAATAGCAAGAGAGACGATGGATTCAGCTAGGTTCGTCCAGCCTGAACCACTAGGCATACCGTGAGTGCCAGTGTAAAGTTTATCGATACCTACTAATACCGAAATCTCACTACAATGTGTTAAACTATCTCTAAGTCCGTTTCTCACGTGCTTCTGAAATACAGGAGCTAGGACTTTATAGACGAAGTCAAAATGGTCTGGTCCAAAGGTTTTATCCATTTTAACATAATCTGTAGAACACTTGGTCTTCGTATTAGACACCCCTTCTCTTGTGAAAGCGAGAGCTACATCGTCAAATCCTTCCCAGGCACTAAAGTCTGGTATCTCATTAATTCTGATTGCCTCTAAAACTGGATTAACAAATGATTGTTCAACCAGGTTAGTCGAGAAAGGGAATTGAAAGATGAATCTATCAGATCCTCTTTGTCCTCTGGAACCTAATATCGCTGGGTAGCGTTTCCATTCGCCCGAAGCGGCATCTCGGATAGCATTGGCCTGAATAATACTATCAGAACGTCTTCCGTAGTCAGGGCAACCAGAATTCGTGTTAAGAGAATCCTTTTCCTTACCCTTAGACAAGATGCGCTCGTACGACCAAGGTCTGAGATCTTTCTTTGATTTAAAAAGAATGTCTCGTACACGTGTAGCAAGATCGTCGAGTTCTGAGTCAGAGTAGCTGATACTACCAGGAAGCGTATAGTAGTCTTCAAAACTACGCAACCTGTCGTCGAATGGAGGATAACCACCCTGAGGACCAACTTTTGTTACTCTACTTGACTCATACTCATAAAGATCACTAGTTATACCAGGTGTAGCGGAAAGGATTTCAAGATATGATCTGATAACATCAGACTCGCTCACATCTTTGAACAGGGGACTACGTTTTGTTGGCTCCTTACCTTCGCGTAACATCTGAAGTGCGTTCGAAACCATCGGAATTTTCTCTTTCTCAAGGATACTCTCCAAATTGGACTGCGTCAGCTTTTCAATTAGCATGTAATCTTTATATATTTAAGTTGGTTTAATTTCGTCTGATTGCTCTTTAGGCATAGATCCTTTCTTAGCACCAGAACCGCGTTTTCCACCACCGCGTTTACGACCACCGCCTTTGTAACCAGTATCTTTCTTCGTAGAAGGATT